TTTGGCTATGTCGTCTGTGATGTTTTTAAATATTTTTTTTCCCTTACCAGCGACGCCTCTTAAAGGTTCTGCCGCCCCCATAACAAAATCCGTTCTGGCTATTTGGTTTTCTTCAATAGTTTTTACTTGTTCTTCTGATAAGCTACTTTTAAATTTATTCTCCAACTCGTTTTTTTGTTTCTCTAGTTCTTTCAGTCTGTCGCTTGTAAGTCTTCCTACACCAGTAAGCCCCTGCTCTTGCACAATCTCTTGTGAAACCTTTTTAATCTCCTCTCGGAGGTTTTTTTGTTCATCTGAATAACCGACATCTTTCATACCAAAGGCTTTTTTTGTTGGTTCTCTTAAGGGCTCTAATGACCTTTCCTTAATAGCTCTAGTGGTGGGATGTTCTTCGTATGTCTGATAGGCTTTATCTGAAATCTCTCCTAGCCTATCGCCCAAGTCGGCTGTTCTATCAACGACCTTGTTCTTAGCTTGTTCTTTAAATCTTTCAAGTTTGTCCAGTTTATCTGATATACCCCTCTTAGCTTGAGCTGTTTTCTCTTGCAAACTCTTTAATTTTTCATCAATAAAAACCTTAGGGTATTTCTCTCTTAGTTTCCTTAGTTTTTCTTCTAGTTCATCTTTAGCTCTACTAAAAATTGACATCGGTTGGTTTGTTAGTTGGTAACATCCTGTCTAAGATAGCCAAACTATCTGGGTATTGTTCGCCATAAAAGGTTCCCATATACTCAAAAGCTACCTGTCTAGCTGTTTTGTAGTCCTCTCCATATCTGCCAGTCATTACATTTCCAGCTAATTCTTGTGCAAATTTTAATGCGTCTTCTTGTATCATAGTTTTGTTATTAATCCTCGTCTAAAAAGTCAAAATCATCTTCCTCGCCAACTCTACCGTCATAAAGCGGATTCTCTTGCCCTTCAAATTCTCTCCATAGTTGGTTATCTAAATCTGAACCTCCAAAAGTAAATATCCCTTCTTCTTTTGCTAGTTCGTTTATTTCGTGCCAGTTATAGCCCTCATCGACTTTCTCGGAAGCCCATTGTCTTACTTCTGGCGTTGACCAATCTTCTTCCTCTGAACCTATAGAACGATTATTATACTTAAACTTCTCCCACGCTACTGTTTCGTTATATTGCCTAACATCTTCTTGAAATCTGTCTTTAGATAGTTCAAATTGTTCCATACTTAAATTGTATTGAGCTTGGAATTGTCTAACATCTTCGTCAAAAGCCCTATCGCTTTCAAATACAGAACGGGCGAAGTTCCTTTCGTCTTGGTATTGTTGGTATTGCGTTTGCAAAACATCAAACTGAAATCCTCTTTCTTGTAGAAATACATTATAAGCTGAGGCCCTGTCATTAAAGACTCGGTCTTTTACATACAAAGCCTCCTGTGCAGATAGCTGAGCCTGTTGAGCTAGATTGGAAAAGTTTGCAGCGTTAGCCTGTAAATCTAGTTGCCTTAATGTCCTAGCCTCTAAATCCATTATGTCTTGTTCTCGTTGGATAGCTCCGCCACCAAAATAAGCTCCCCTGTTGTTTATCATTTCAATCTCTTGTTGAAGTTGCTTGTCAAACTGTTCTTCTGTTTGAAGTCTTTGTTCTTCTGCCTGTGATGATTGAAGTTGCCTAATCGCCTCTAACTGAGCAGCCTGTGGGGAGAAGATACTGCTAGCTTCTTGTTGAGCTGATTTGATAGCCCCTTCCGTGTCAAACTGGAACTTCTGAGAGGTCAAGTCTTGTAGTCCTTGTCTGATGTTTATTCCTTGTTGTTGAATTGGGCTTGGTCCTAATTTCGGCAATATTTCAGCCAGTTCTCCTGGGTTAAGGTTATTGCCCCAAGAGCCAACTTGTTTTCTAACATCAGCTAAGTTGTAGCCCATTCCGATTAGTTTAGCCTCCTGAGAGCCACGAACATAACCATGGTCTTCTATAAATTGTTGTGCTTCTGTTGCCATATAATTAATTTAAATCAGTCCAGGTGCCGTTTATATACATCTGGGCTTTATTAGTTGTTGTGTTTAAAATTAGCATTCCTTCTTCTGCATTCAAAGCATCTCTCTCAGTTGTGGTATACCGAGGAGCTTGAAATCTCCGTAAAATTTCCCGTGTTCGTGCTAATTGTTGTCCTTTAAATTCGTTCATAGTTATGCTGTTCGTTGCCAAATATACGATACTATCCAGTCCTCTTCCAAATATACGCTCCAATATAAGGGTTCAAAACATCCATAGCTGTTCCTGAACCTCCTGAATTAACTGAAATCCCAGTGGTATTGCTAACAACAGTTATTTTGTCCCCAGTGCCAGATGGACTTCTATAGTCTGTACAAATATTATGGTTTCCTCCTACTGGGTCATTTTCTCCATCAGTTGTATAGCTAGTGTTATGTCCGTGTCCTGGGTCAGTCACATCGAAATCTACATCAGGAAGATTGGCTTGAGCAATAGTTTTAGTCGCTGAACCTCCTGTAGCTCCTGCTGTATAAGTTGAACCGTGCCCTATAATCATTCTGTCTTGAACCGCTGTCCAAGTTCCAAATCCCAATAGAGTAGCTGGGTTTGTGCTGTTAGTTTCGTTTATGTAGTAAGACCCAACTGGATATAGTGCGGCTTTGGCGGCTGTAATCTGTGCGTCTACATAAGCTTTCACACTTTGTTGTGTAGGAACTTTTTGATTAGAATCAGAACCCATTGCGTCCTCGTCTAAGACCCAAGAGTTACTAGATACATCTGTGTCGGTTGTTTCGACTGCTGCCGTTTGATTGGCGTTCACTGCAGTTTCAATAGCTGATATGTCTGCTTTTAGTGTTTCTACTGATGGCTTATTAGCACTGGTATAGGTAGAATCGGGAAATGTGGTGGATATTTGTTGTCCCATAGTTTTATTTTAATGAAAATTGTTTTTTACCTTGAACTTATATGCTTGGCTTAATATCTCGACATCTTGGATAGAAGACCAGGTTATTTTAAATTGTATTCCTCTAATATCTGAACCAGTAGTTTCTAAGTCTTTAAATATACTCTCGGTGGCCTCATAAGCGAATGAATAACCTTCAGTAAATCCTCCTTCGCTGTCATCTTCTAACAAGAAGTCTAAATCATCGGCGGCTGAGGTAATACTTACATCAATAAAAGAGGAGAATTGGTCAAATCTATATGAAAGAGTTATCTCTTGGTCGGTAGAGCTCTTGACTTGCCCGAACCATTTTTTATATCTCTTGATAAAAAATGGCACATCTTCAGTAAAGAATTTAGTGGTAAAAGTGCAGGTTTGAGCTGAACCATCCAATCCTTGAGTTACGCCCGTGTCGTGTTCATCGTTTATATAAGCAAAAGTTGTTGGAATTTCTGCTGGTGATCCGATTCCTGTTGAGCGACCATCTCCAAAATATACTCGTCTCCTTCTAATGTCTGAAACTTCTCTGTCTTCTAAGATATAACAACCGATAAATCTTTCGTTTTTAGTAATCGCGTAAGGGTTTAGGGGATTTCCAGTTGGAAGTTGTCGATTGACTACTAGCTCGATTGAGTTATAAGAGTCTGAGCCGTTAGGAATTGCCAAGCGGTATTTGTTATTGTGGTAAACCGCTCTCATTGAGGTTGGTTTTGATATACCATCAATGTCTATATTGTCTGAAATAACATTAGCTCTAGCCCCATCAAACTCATATATCTTATTATTGCCTGCCCAAATCACTGAATTTTCAGTTGCCATTGCTGTATATCTAACACAAGGAGCTTCTCCGATAGGGTCAACTGCGATTAAATCTGAGGTTATATCTGAAATAGCGTAAAATCTTGATGTTTTTAGTAGCAACATTGAGCCGTTGGGGAGTAAAACTGCATCTATAATCTCTTGTCCGTCGTTTTTGCCGATAAATTGGTATGAAACATCTTGAATAGTAGTTGGTTGGTTAATATCACTCCAATAAACCTTGGATGGCTCGGTGGGAATAGCCATATAAAGGATTCTATTCTTGCCGTTGTTAAATAAAACTTTAGCTTTTGGTAAACTTTCAGCTGGACTGCCGTTAGTTGCGACTGTCCAAGTAATCCCATCAGTGGACTGCAGGACATCATCTGAGCCGTTTGACCACAAAATGGTATCATTCATCATTGCAAAGCTACAAGCCGTCTCAGTGAGGCTTATAGGCTCTGCAGGGCTTCCTGAGGTTGGTAAAGTGCATTCAGTCCAAGTTCCCGAACCATTATCGTATTCTAATTTGTTTTGTCGTTGTCTGATTAGTCTGTTAGTTCCGTCTTCGAATTTAGCGTGAAATCCTCCCCAGTAAGGACCAGTGGCGTTTCCGTAGCCAACATAACCTCCAGCATTACGAATAGAACGAGTATCAACTTCGATATTCTCACAATCTGCCATATCAGTATTTGAAATCTCGCTTGGGTCGTATTTATCATTTAATCCCGTCCGAAGATGAGGAATATCCCTTAGTTTGTAATTTGATGTAAACATTTATCGTCCGTAAATTTTTAACCTCTTTGGTCGTTGTCTGGTGTTAACCTGCTCCAGCATCCATTCTAAAGAACCACCAATTTTACCTTGTTCAAAATAAGGTCCTCTGTATATCTTAAAATACTCTCTGGCGTCCTGTAAGCCCTCATACGCTTTGAAATGAGCCACAGCACCCTTTACTACTACTTGGCTAAACCTGTCTGGGATAATTGATTCTGTGCTTCCTGACAGTTCATCTTGAACCTCAACACCACTAACCCTAACTGTCCCAGCGTCACTTGGTGCTATGTCGAAATAAATATTGTTTCCGTTCAAATAATAAGAGCGAGGCGTGCCAGTTTCTCTGTTTATGTCGATTTGATAATACTCCCGTTGTTCCATTCTTCTTAGATAGTCGAAATTAGAACCGCCAGCTGGTTTATACAAAACTTCTTTAATGTCTTGATAGGTGTTGGTGGGTGTAACATATCTTTGACTTGCTGTGGCAGTGATGTCTTCTTCAGTAGTGCCAACAAGATATTCAACAGTAAAGTTTAGTATTTCCTGATAAGCGTCTTTAACTGCTCTTTCAATCACATTTTTAGCTCTGGTTGATGTGTCATCCACTTCATTTTGGCAGAGAGCTGTATAAGTGCTAAGTGTTGCCATATTTTTCTTTTATCTTTTTAAATTCGTCGCCATACATATTTAATTGAAGATTAGAAGCTAGTATTTCAGCCTCTCTTTTGTCTTCAACTGTGCAATAGTATTTAGTTCTTTGACCGCACTTCTCACACTTTTTAGGATAGTCCGAGATTGTGCATAGTTTATCGCATTTATATATTCTCATAATAATTTGCTTAATAAGACTCTCCGAGGAGAGCCCTATAAGCAGATTAGTCAGCTACTGTATATACAATTAGCCCGTGATCAGCTCGTAAAATACCAACGCCATAAGCGGTTCGTACATTACCTAGGTGACCTTGTGAGTCTAAGTCGTATTCCATTTCGATTTCAGGAGCAACTTGCATAGCTAGTCCTAGAGCATCCTTGTGGAAGTATAGGTTAGCGTAAGCAGTTTCAGCAGGTGAGCCAGCAGTTGTAGTACCAACATTAGTTGATTTGTAAACTGGGCTACCAAGCATAGTTCCAATTTGACCTGTGGCCATTGGTTTTTCTCCTTGGAAGTCAATAGAAATGAAGTAGTTACCTGTCATTGTAAGCAATTCGCCGTGAGCAGATGGGTGGAATACCCAGTATCTGTCAGAAGCAGGAACATCACTATTGTCAAGAGCAACTTGAGCTCCAACAATATCATCGACAGTTAAGTCATCAACTTGAGCATCAGATGGTGAGTTTTGAGCAGTTCCTGTAAATTCAGAAAGAGCTTCAGTGTGCAAAGCACTATCAATAACTCTAGCAACAGCTTCTCCAGCTTTCCTCATCTCCATAGCCATTATATCGTACTTGTTTTGTTTTTTAACAATCCAAGGGATATGGAAGGCATAGTGTTTGAATTGGTCAACTGTGATAGTTACTTCTGTATCTGTATCTACTTGTAGATTTTCTGTTAGTCTTTCACCTTGGGTGTAGGTTCTAGCAGTTCCAGCAGAAGTTACTGGAAAATGGATTTTGTCTCCGTATTGAGAAACATCGATATCTCTCCTAGTGACTAAATTAGCCATTACTAGGTTTTTATCTCTGAATTCAATAACAAGTGGGGACCATCAATCTGTTACTTTTGCGACCACATATTGTGGCGGGGATACCTCTTCGGGTTTCCCTCTAACGGTTGATTTCCCGTTAGTTCAGACTGTCGCTTCATCCCTTTCGGGAGCACTTTCACTCAGTCGTTGCAGGTGGAAGACCTCTTCTGTTTAAAATACGCATTTTTTTATAAATTTCTTTTCTTGTTTTGTGTGCTTCTTCTGTTTTTATACCAGTGCATTCTTTGTCATATTTAATCAACAGTTCAGCCCTTTCTTTTTTTATTGTTAAATATGGAACAATTTTTTTTAAAAACGGAATTACATTTTTTGCGTTTGATAAACTCCACATAACCGCTGGTTTTCTATTTGGCATATTCTGAAATCTTGGTTTATCTCGATGTCCTCCAAAATTTTCAACGAGGAAATCAATTATTTCAAAATTAGTATTGGCTACTTTTACTTTTAAGGCATAGGAATTTTTTTGCTTAACCTTAATTAGTCCTATATAGCCATCTGCGTCTATAAATCCAGCAGTGTAAGCTAGAAGCTCCTTCATAGTTTTAGTATAATAATTATAATTCAATTATACACCAACTACTTGGATTGGTCAACCTTCCTGGGGGTTGGCATCTCAGCTTTTCCCCATTAATCAGAAAGTGTTATTTTTTCAAAGAGTTACCTCTAAGTGAGACATTAGTTTATCTCGGGAATGTACACCGCATCAGTAGTCGTGGTGTGCATACTAGTTACATCGGACATTTTGTTTTAACCTTGTTAGCCTAAAGTCCTCTTGTAGGCTTCAATTACCTCTGGGGGTAAATTACCGTGTTCACCTTTCAAAATACTCTTTGCAGTGTAATTTGTATTAGGTTGTTCAGGCTCTTTAGTCAAACTCGGTTTTTCTTGTTTAAAGTTTTGGTTAGATTCCGCAGGTTGAGCCTCTTTTTGAATCCTATCAAAAAACTCTGCTTTAGTTTCAGTCAACGCTTGACGAACATCCAAACTGGGGTTGTCTTGCATTTTAGCCTCTACTAAATCTAGGTTTTCCTTTAGGAACGGATCTTTATTCATTAAAAACAGTAAGTCTGTTTTTGCTTGATAAGCATCCTTAGGGTCTCCCTGTGGTCGAGTTTCAAGTTTAGCAAGTCTTTCTTCTAGTTCAGCTACTCGGGCTTTTTCTTCCCGTTTAGCTTCCCTTTCTTTTTTCATTGCTTCCTTGACTTTCTCGTAAACATCCTTAGGGACATTCTCGGAATCAGGTGTTTTTACGCCTTCACTGGCTTCTGTTTCTGGCTTGTTTTCCTCGTTTGACTCTTGAGTAGGGTTAGCTCCCTCATTTTTTACGTCTTCTTTACTCATAATTTTACACTTAAATTTTACGAGGTAAGCGACCTCATTAATTATGGATTAATAGTGATCCAGTTGGACCACATATCAATTCACAATTCCCAGGTCCTAATATCATAAGGACGGTTTTTGAGTTTGTTGTAATGTTCTTGGTGTGATTTTAAATCATAACCGTATTTCGTCTCAAGACTTCTTCCATATTTAACTTTATGTTTGAATTTATTCTTTTGTCTTTTCATCGACAGTTTTTTGAGTAAATAATCATAAGTTATCATCTTCTTTGAGTATTTTAATTAAATCAAACTTCAAGTGTTTTAGTGCTTCAATTTTAGCAGCGGTTATCCTAGCGTTGTCTATTCTATTTTCCAAAACCTCTTTGTGAAGTTGCTCCAATAAGTCAGTTTCGTTGTTGAGGTTGTTGAGGTGGTCTAGTATCGGATGTTGCATTGGTTATTTGATTAGTAGTTAGTTGTTCCATAGCGTTGGCAAAGTTGGGGTTTTGTCCACCTGCCATCTCAGTGTGCCGATTTATATGTTCCGCTAACATCTGTTGTTGTTCGGGTGTGTATTGAACGAATTGTCCTTTCTCATCTGTCATTCCGTTATTTCTGGCAGCCGCTTGGTGGATTCTTAGATGAACTTCAGTATTGTCGCTTGGCAATACTCTAGCAGTAGCTGGATCAAGGTTCTCGCTTTTGGCGTCTTTGAGTTGAGCTTGTTTGTCTTTGACATCAGCTTCTTCTCGTTCTTTGAGAGAAGGAATGATATTGTCTGGATCTTTAATCCTGTATCCATTCTCAAGTAATTTCTTCCAGATGTATTCTCGGTCAAGCGGTAGTCCCATTGGACCCATTTGAGCTTCTTGATAACTTAAATTGAGTAGAGATGACCATTTCTGCATTTCTTCGTTAGCGTCGATATAAGCACTGGTTCCGCTAACTATCACAACATCTTTTATAGCTTCGATGTCTTTTAGTTTGATATCTTTTTCTAATACCTCGCCTTTTCTGCCCAGCACTCGGTAAATAACCTTCTTGTCATTTGAAAGATACTGTTTGTTTAACCATAAAGCCATTTTACCTGCTTTTTGCAATACATCGCTTTCAAACCTTTGTAGTATTTTGTTAGTCCGTTGTTCGGATAAAAAGGTTTTAGTTCTAACTTCGGTGGCTGTTTGACTTTTGGATAATTGGTTTGCTCCTGTCTGATAATCAGTGATAGCTGTGATGTTTTGTTTGGATTTTTCTAGATAGCCCAACATAAATGAAGCGTTGCCCATATTAGGTGTTGGTGTTGGCATAACAGCTACCGATTCACCAAGTCTTCTAACTGGCACAAGTGTTCGGGGTTTGTATTCTAAAGCGTCTTCATCAATTATATTGTTAGGGTTGTATTCCATTGGTCGAGCAACATCTGTCCAAAAAGCCTCTGAAACCATATTAAGCGTGTCTTCCTCATTGTCTAGTACATCAGCCACTGGTTCTATAATTCCAAAGCCATACATCTTTCCAGGGCGTTTTATTGGTCTGAAGAACCCAACAGGGCAGAATTGTTTGTCGAAAGGGTTTTTTTCCACTCTCACTGCTACTGGTTTGCCACCGTATTTATTATCTGAGATGTCAGCCAAGGTAACTACCCAATATTCGTAAATTCCATTGTTGAGATACCTTACATAAAGCTCAGCTATTTCTACTTTTGTCTCTTCTAGTATCTTGTTGGTTGAAATCCCTTTGTATTTTTCAGTTTGTTCTTTCCAATAGTCTTGTTCATTTCTTATTCGGTAGGATAACTTCCGCATATCGTATCCTTCCTGTTTGAGTTGTTTATAGGTTTTATCGTGAACTAAGTGACCTTTAATGTCAGCATCTTCTGGGTCTTCAGCGTCAATACTCCAAACTAAATCCCAAGGGGCTATTGAGTCGATAGTCCAATTAGAGATAGTTTCGTTGTCATCTACTTTAATACTCTTGCCTATTTTCATTTTGTCCATCGTTTCCACTAGCAAAGGATTAGTGATAACTTTACCCATGACTTCTTTGCCTTTCTTCTTGTGGAGTATTTCCTCTCGTCTCCACCCCATCTTAAATCCAGCCAAGCCACAAATAGCACCCCACTTAGCCACTAACTCAAATTTAGTTAAAGAGTCAGCCTCTTGGTTTTGGTATTCGTTAAATTCTTTGTATTGTTCTACAAAGTTGGTGTCTTTTCTTTCTCTAGCCAAATAATTAAACTGAGGATTGTTGGCTATTACTCTCGAAACAAAGTTTTCTACCAAAGCAAACGCCTGTCCTAGTTTTGTTTTGGTTTGAGTTTCTGCTGTAATAGAACCTTCTCTTAGTTGGTTTTCATATCTTTTAACTAACTCTACGCATTTTTGCTTGAAGTTGCCAAACTTCTCTGCGTGGTCGTTGTATGTCTGTATGGCTAATTCTTCTACTTGTTTCATAATTTAATAGCTAGTTTTATGGGTTGTATTTGTTTGTATAGTGTTTTCTTCTGAAAATAGTGCATATCTTAAAGCGTCAAGTGCGTGGTCATTCATTTTAACAGGTTTTTCTTCTGGGTTTTTATCTGATTTGCTGTCTGGGTAACAGTAAGTTTCAAATTCGTATATTAAGTTTTGGCACTTAGGAGAAACTGTTAACCTATTTTGTTTAAGTATCTCGTGTATTTTATCTATTCCAGCTTCAATTTTCTTGCTAGCCTCTAAACAATAAATACCAGCGTCCTCCATCTCTTTAATTCTGTCTGGTTCTGCTGAGTCTGGGTAAGTTCTGTTAGGAGAGAAGTTTTTTACTGCATCTATGATCTGCCCTGTGGTTTTATGTGTTTTATACCACTCGTCTGCCACGTGGTAATCATCTCCTATCCTAATTATTTTTAAAACTGCCGAAGTGTGCCAACCAAAGTCCACCCCACAAAGTATTTCCTCGTAACCTATTAATTCTCTTTCCTTTACATGTATTTTTCTATCAAACTCCCTGTAAACTAATCCTTCCATTTTCCTAAAGTCTGCCATGTATTCTTGAGCAAACCTGTCTTCTCCTATTTCGGCTTTGGCTTTATCTATCTCCTCATGAGGGATATGAGGGTTGTCGTATGATGTAAAGTGAAAGCTCTGGTAGTCTTCATCCTCGGTGTTGTATAAGTCGTAAAAGTGATTAAAGCCTTTAGGTGTTCCGATAAATAATACATCACCTTTTCTGTCTGTTAGAGCTGGTCTTAATACTTCATGCCAACCAGTCCAAAAGTTCCTGTAACTAGCTACTTCATCTAGAACCAAGAAATCAAAGAACTGCCCTCTTAGTGTTTCAATGCTCTCCCAGCCTCTTAATGTGATTAAACTCTCTCCATTATTCTGTGTTTTGACTTTTATCTCAAGCCTTTGTTCGTTAGCTTTTATAGTAATTGGTAAACAGATGCGTTTTAGTTGTTCCCAGGCGATGTCTCTTGCTTGTTGGTAGTTAGGTGCTATGTAGGCTACTCGTCTATCGTTCTTAGAAACAGCCTTAGCAATCATCTCATAAATTGAGAGTGTAGTTTTGCCCCAGCGTCTTCCACATAATACTACTCGAAATCTTTTATTACTCTTTGCTACTAGACTCTGTGTTTTGTGGAATATCATTCTTTTTCATTAATTCACTAGGGACAAACATAATCTGTTCTCCTTTGCTTGTGTGGTCTGTTTGGTTCTCGGGATTCCCTTCTGCCATACGCCAAGCCATTTCAGGGTCAATTCTATTTAAAAAATCCATCTTGTCTTCTTCTGGTAGTTGTTCAAAGTATTCTCTAACCCAAGTCTTTAAGGATTTGCCAGGCGGTCGTCCTTTAGGATTACCTGATTGCCCTGCTTTAAATTTGTATGGGTCTAGCCAAGGAGTCTTATTCTGTTTTTTATTCTGTTTTGCAGTTATTTTACTCATAATTGTATTTTACGACGCTCTGTATTGCGTTTTAAGCCATTTTAAATTATCTAGTTGATGTTTGTATCAAGAAATTTTAATAATTGTTCACCAATCTTCTCCCAACTGACTATCTCTATATCTTGATTGCCTCCTGATTTGTTAATTACTTCGCACCCACAAGCTGTTGCTTCTGCTACTGGGCGATTCCAACCTTCAACTTTAGACATTTTAAGAAACTTCTTACTTCTATTATACAGAGTTACTATTTCATCTAAAGAGGGGTTTGAAATATGTTCAACGCCGAGGTTTGTTGTGTGGCGTCCGAACCAAACTACTTTACCGTATTGTTTTGCTTCTTTGATTGTTTCTTTAATGTTTTTGTTGGGTTCAAAGTTTCCTTCTATTAAACAGTCAATATCTCTTTCTAGGTTAAGGTTTTTAAACCTCTCGTGTGTACCATTTCCAATAACTGTTGCAACTTCTTTGTCGTTTCTTTCAAGCCAACCTTTAATAAAGTCTGATACTGCAATTATAGGTTCGTCGTGGTTAAGCCATCTGCCGTCTTGAGTTCTAACATAAGCGTAGTCTCCTTTTAGTTTAGGAGTGAATGTTATATTAATTCCTTTGGGGCGTTTTTCTAAACAAGTTCTTTTTATCTTGAAATACTTTTCTAGTTCCTCGTTTTGGTATCTTGAAATTATATTGGCGTTGATTGTTTGGGCAAGTTCAAAGGCTGATAATACAGCTCCGCAAGTTTGCAACTCATCAAAGAGGAAATTTAAATTTTGCATATAATCTACTGTTAGCTATTTTAAATCTGCCGTCTTTTTTAAAGCCTTGCTCCTCTACCAACTCGGTTAATTCCTCCGCGTTCCATTCGTGATAATCATATTTACACTTATTACCTTTTGGTGGGATTGTTATATATAAAGTGCCTTTTAATACCTTCTTGATTTGTTTCAAACATTCCTCTGGAAATTCTAAATGTTCGAGCGTGTCACCCAGGTAAACTGCATCATATTTGCCAGATAGTTTATATGCTGAGCCTAGTTTTACTTTTGCTCCCCTTTCTTTAGCTAATTTAACAGCCAATTCATTGCTATCTATCCCCTCTGCTTTTAATAGCGAGGTTATTAATCCATCACCTGCACCCACATCTAAAATATTTTTGCCTTTCGCCCAACTTTTTACATAATCAGCGTGTTTTTTGTAAACAGTGTCCTGAGTATACTCGTCCCAATGGTATGCTCCTCTAATTTGGTATTTGTTAAATTCTTCCATTTAGGTCTATTTTATGAGGTGGTTTTTTAAAGTGTTTGTTATTGAATGGATCTCCCTGTATTTCGACTGTTTTTACTTTACCTGAAAATACATACGGAAAAGATATTTGGTCTCGCATTGAGCCTCTGCATATTTCAGCCCACCATTTATTATTTAAACTTATTACTTCTGGGGTGTGTCTTCTTAATAAAACTCCTGTTTGCCAAAGCCCGTTATGTTCTGGGTAACCTTCTTTTTTATATCTATCAGTTTGTTCTTTGATTATCTCTGGGTAGTCTAGCCCTAGTTTGATACATTCTTCTGCTTCTTGATATAAACAATCTCTACCGTAAGGGTGTTTGAAAGCTAACACATCAGCGTCGCCCATCATCTCAATAAAATATTCTTCTGGGTATTTAAGGAAAATATTACCGTCCACCCACAAACTGTACTCTCCAGGGACAAATAAGTGAGATAATGCTCGGTAAATCTTAGCGTTTCTTCTTGGTTCGTGGAACTTGTCATATTCAGTAAAACATTTTACATCTGTTCTGGGGTTGTCTTTGCCACCGCAAATCGCTGAGTATACTGCCATTATTTTATAATTTCAAAAGTAATTCTATTATTCTGTCTTTATATAAATGCTTGCTTTGTACTTCTTTAAAGGCTTCCTCTTTTATGGCGTCTCTCTCTTCGGGCGTTGATTCTTGAATAATCTTTTTAAACTCTTCGGGTGTTCTGAACCAATAAAGATGTTTTTTGTGTTCGAACGGTATGTCTCCAGGATTAAAAGCAATGGCACACCCTCCAGCACCTAGAATGTTATAAAGTCTATCACTAGTGTAGCCTTTAACGTCGTGGCTGACAGATAAACAGAAGTCTGAACCGTGGTATATTTCTGGGCTTTTGTGTGAGAGTGCTATTCTTTTTTCTCTGTTGGTTTCGTTTAGGTTAGTAAATTCTAAATTATTGACGATTTCCCTCCTGTGTTGGTGGTATTCAGTTTGTAAATCTCCTATGTGAACAATTCTGTGCTTGTCCCCCTTAATTGGTTTTGGTATTTGAATTGTAGCTTGTGGTAAATGATAAACAGGTAAATCCCATTTCTTATCTGCGTATTCTTTAGCACAAACGAAGACTGCATCGAAATATTCTGGCAAATTCCAATCCATTTCCCATATACCTTTTTGGTCTGGGCTTCTTAAATCATTAAAGTATAGTGCCGTTTTAACTCCTCTTTCTTTAAGTTTTTTAGCATAATCCCAGCTTTGGTCGTGTTTTGTCTGGTTTGTAATGTAAATATCAGGGTTGAAAGCGTTTAGAGTGTCTATCCAGTTGTCTGCTGTCAATATTCCTAAGCCGTTTTTGCCGAAAAAATCTGACAAGGTTTGTTTCATTCCTCTGTGTAGCGGGAAACCATCCCCTACTCCATAAATAGCCAATTTAGTTCCTTGCGGTATTTTAGTTCGTAATTTTTTAAGTCTTTCTACATAATTCCAGTAATGAAAAGCTCCTCTAACCTGCTCTTCGTTGGTTATTTCTTTGTTTTCAATGGCTTTTTTGTAGCTTTGAGCTTTGTGGTGATGAACATAAACCCTCCTGTCAACCATTAATTTGTAGCCGTGGTCTTTGAGTTTAAGATTGAAAATACTTTCTTGCCCATAAAATGGCATATCTTCAGGAAAGCGTCCAACTTCCTCCCAAACAGATTTACGAAAACAATAACAAAATCCTGATAAGTCGTTGATTTCTTCTACTTTGCCGTTCTTGGACATATTTTTTTGCCTGCCACCACAGTTATTAGTTACTGGACCGACAGCCCCAACTTTCGGGTCTTTGAGAACTTCAATCATTCTATCCCAACCTTTCTCAACTACGGTGTCGTTATTTAAAAGACAAATAATGTCTTCTTTTGAGTTTTCAATGAGCCTATTCCAAACTACTGCTAGATTCTCTTTTTTAGGGTAATTATCGTAAATTGTTAAGGTATGTTTATTTAAATCAGTGAATTTCTTGACTGAATCAATGCATTCTTTTTCTTTGTCTGGTAAATTGAAAGTAATTAAAATAATCTCCACAGATTTTTCTTAATAATATTTATAACATTTTTAAGTTCTTGGATTGTTTGAGTTATTTTAGTGTCTTGAGATTTGATCTCTAAAACCTTTTCGTATCTTCTTTGCAGTTTAGTTACTGCTTTTATTTCTTTGTCTGTTTTTTTCTCTTTTTCTTTGAGTTTATTTAAGTCTTTGAGCAGTTTTTTTTCATCAGTGTCTATTTCTTTGGCAAATTTTTGTCTGAAATTAATTGCTTCCAACTGCCAAGCCGTTAGAGCTTTCTTTTTTTCAAATAGTAGTAGTAGTTTGAACATTTATTAGAAGTTAAAGTTTATCCACGTATTTAAACCTTTCCCTGTTTTGCGATGAATCTTTTGTTTTTTTTACTAATTATTTTAACTTTTCTCAATATAATTGTTTGAGCTTATCTTATTTTAGCACACAACGCTGAATAAGTCTAGTTTTTTAAGAATTTTGTCAATAGTGTTTCATTCTTTCTTCTGCTCTTTTTTGAATTTGCCCAACTCTTTGTTTGGTTAAGCCCACTTTATCCCCGACCTCCTGTAAAGTTAATCCAGAATATTTTAATTTTATTATTTCAGCTTCCCTTTGAGGAAGTTTAATAATCTTTTCTTGCAACATATTCTTAGGAGGTTTTCTATATACTGGAGTCTTTATCGCGTCTTTAACATCCCAGTTATTTTCAATTCTGTCATATATTGTTTCGTTGACTAATGTACTTTCGACTTTATAGAGTTTTCTAATATCGCCCATTGTCCTATTCACTCCGTCTATTTCTATCATCTTAGTTCCACCAGTAGGTTTTGATGGTCTTTTATTTTTATATTGCTCTTCCCTAGTAGCCCACTTACAATTATCTTTGCAATAATGTCCATTATTATCAATCCTTTCTATTGTTGTTTCTTTAAGACCGTGTCTACTTTTATGTTTTTTAAAACTATCCCCCATATCGTCTTTAAATTCATCGAAGTTGTTCCAAAGACATTTTATCCCTCTTCCCCCGTAATCTTTGTAACGTGGATTATTTTTATTACCACATCTTTGACAAATATTAATAAATTTTCTATAGAATGCGTCTGAATAAGTATCAAAGTCTCTTTTTTTTCTCATTTAGGTTTATCTCTGATGGGTGTGTAAATTGAGATAAACACACCCGTCAGAAATCTCAATTTAATTTTTATTTCTATTTACATTTTAAACTATTTACCTTAAAAAGTCAATAAAACAAAAGGATTTTTATTCAAAGTAATAATATTCTCTTGACAGATTCCGTCAAGAAGAGTATACTTATTCCAGAAGCTAAGAAGCCAGTGACTGCGATACAATCGAGTCCCGCAATTAGCATATAATTAATCAAAAAAAGTTATGAAAAATGTATTCGACAACAGCAAGGAAATGGTTGCGTTTAAACATAAGGAGTTAATGAGAGCCATAAAGTATGTAGGACATAGACTGGAAAGAGGAGACGAACCTAAAGAAGTTTTAGACAGGGCAATTTCTAATTATGGTTTTAATATAGGATATAGAGCTTTCGAAGGCATTGTTAAAAAT